ACTAAAATGACTGTTGAAGGTGAAGAGTACGTTGTAATGAAAGAATCTGATTTGTTGGCAATTTTAGAAAAATAAGATATGAGTAAAATTATAAAATTTAATCGCGAAGCGAAAGAAAAGCTACAAGCAGGTATTGATAAAGTAAATAATGCTGTAGCAGTTACAATGGGTCCCTTTGGACGTAACGTGTTAATTGAAAAAGAACATGGGCAAGTAGCATCAACTAAGGATGGTGTTACTGTTGCTAAAACTATTTCATTGGAGGATCCAATTGAAAATATGGCTGCTACTATCATTAAGCAAGCAGCATCAAAAACAGTTGATCAAGCAGGTGATGGTACAACTACCTCAACTGTATTAGCACACGCTATTGCCTCTCAAGCATTAGCCGTTACTGCCCATTCATCTACCAACGCTACTCAGGTAAAACGTGGTATTGAAGAGGCTGTTAAAGCTGTAGTTGCCGAGTTAAAATCAATGTCTGTAGACATTACTGATGAAAAGCAAATTAAACAAATTGCTACTCTATCAGCTAATGGTGATGAAGAAATTGGAGAGTTGGTTGCTACAGCAATTGATAAAGTAGGTAGAGATGGAATTGTAACAGTAGAAGAATCACGCTCAGGTGAAACTGAACTTGAGGTAGTTGAGGGAATGCAATTTGATCGTGGTTATAAATCACCCTACATGGTGACTGATAATAATACAATGCAAACAATTTTAAATGATGCTTTTATCTTGTTGTATGATGGTCGTTTAAGTGCAATTAAGGATTTACTTCCTATTCTTGAGCGTGTATCATCTGATAATAAAGCATTATTGATTGTAGCTGAAGATATTGATGGTGAGGCACTTTCAACACTCATTGTAAATAAAATGAGAGGTATATTAAAGGTAGCTGCTGTTAAAGCACCTGATTTTGGAGATCGCCGTACACTTATTCTTGAAGATATTGCTACTGTAACTGGTGGTACTGTAATTTCACCTCAAAAAGGTATGAAGTTAGAACGCTTTAATATGGAGTGGTTAGGTAAAGCTAGAACAATTACTGTAGGTAAAGATACTACTACAATTGTAGATGGTAAAGGTAATGAAGATAAAATTAACGAACGTATTGTAGAATTAAAATCACAAATTGAGGCTTCTAATTCACCATATGAAATTGAGCGCTTACAAGACCGTTTAGCTAAGATCGTTGGTGGTGTAGCTATTATTAATGTGGGTGGTGGTACTGAGGTTGAAATGAAAGAGAAGAAAGATCGTATTGATGATGCTTTACAAGCTACAAAAGCAGCACTTGAAGAAGGTACTTTACCTGGTGCTGGTATAGCATTATTACATGCTAGTAGAAAAATTGATACAGCAGGAGACAATGATAAAGCTAAAGGAGCATTAATCGTATTTAAAGCCTGTGGGAAGCCATTCAAACAAATACTTGAAAATGCTGGTGAGGAATCAAATGATTGGTTAATGCAAGTACGAAAGACAACTAATATGGTACCTGATATTTCTAAAGGAATGATTACAAACGCTTATGAATCAGGTATTATTGATCCTACTAAAGTAGTACGCTGTGCACTTGAAAACGCTGCTCACGCTGCCGTTACGTTACTAATGACTGAATGTGTCATTCATGAAAAACCAACTGATAAAAAGAAATCAGATGATTTTGGAATGGCAGATTTAGGAATGTAATTTGAATAAAACAATAGTTATGAAGCAACACTCACTTTGGATTGAAAAGTACAGATCAGAAACATTAGAACAATATATAGGTAACGATGCGGTTAAAGACCGCATCGCTGCTTGTATCGCAGCAAACGATATACCACATTTTATCTTTGGTGGTACTGCTGGTACAGGTAAAACTACATTAGCAAAGCTAATTGTTAAAAATATTAAATGTGATTATCTCTATATTAATGCTAGTGATGAAAATGGTATTGATATTATTAGAGATAAAGTAAAAACATTCGCCTCTACATCAACATTTCAACCACTTAAGGTTGTAATACTAGATGAGGCTGATTTCTTAACTCAACCAGCACAAGCAGCACTTCGTAACTTAATTGAAGAATACTCAATGGTTACTCGATTTGTACTTACTTGTAATTACATTGAGCGTTTGATTGAACCACTTCAATCACGTTGTGAGATTCATATGTTAAAACCACCTACTAAAGGTGCTGTTGCAAAACATATTTGCACTAACATCTTAGATGTTGAAGGTATAAAATATGAATTACCAAATGTAGCTACATTAGTTAATGAATATTATCCTGATGTTCGCTCAATCATTAAAAACTTACAAGCAGGTATTAAAGACGGTAAGTATGAGTGGGTTGCCCTTAATACTGATTGGTTAACTGCTGTAGTTGAGGTATTAAAAGCAAGAGATAAAAAAGCATGGTATACTATTAGACAAATAGTAGCTGATGCTCAAGTTGATGATTTTCAAGTTGCTTATCGCTTCTTATTTGATAACCTAGATAAATTTAGCTATGGACATGATGCTGAGTTATCAATTATATTAGATGATCATATTTGGAGAGCAGGTGTAGTACCTGATAAAGAAATTAACTTTGCATCTGCAATAGCTAAAATATTAGAAACAACTAAAAAACAAGTAATATGAGTCAAGAAAAAATCAATTTAAATATCACATTAGATAAAACTACAGCTATAGTGTGTGAAAAATGTGAAAATGAAATATTCATTGAAGGAATGATACTTCGCAAAGCATCCCGCTTTATCACAGGCACTGCTCAAGACGCTATGATTCCAATTCCAGTATTTACATGTTCTAAATGTGGCCATGTAAATGAAGAATTTATTCCAATGCAACTTAGAAACAATCAAACTGAACAATAATGTTCAATATATTTAAAAATCTATTTAAAATGTCAACTAAACAAGAATTAGAGCAGCAGCTTAATGAAGCTATTGCTGTAGCCCAAAGGCTAAATGGAGAAAACAAAAAATTAACAGCTGAAAATGAGTTGTTAAAAACAGAAAACGAATCATTAAGAAATGATTTTACTAGTGCTGTTGAGCGAGTAAGATATTTGGATGGCCAAGTAAAGATGTTAGAATCACAGAAGAAAATATCAGCTAAATATTCTGATAACGATAGAAACTACTAATGAATATATTTGACCATATTAAGAACATCACTACTAATAAGGGACCATATCTAGGTGACGAGGGATGGAATAATTGGATGATTAATCGTTATCTAAGTATGGACCCTGATTATTGTGAGGTAGTCAATTATGTTCAAAAGAATACTTGGCAAATGAAAGGAGAGTACTTATACAATCTGTATAAGGACCTTATTCCTAAGCAATATAAATTCCTTAAATATATTAAAGCAACTAATAAAAAGGAATATAAAGTTGATCAAGTAGAGGCAGTAGCTACTTACTTTGAAATTAGTAAGAAGGAAGCTAAAGAATACATTGATATGCTTCCTCAAGACGAATTAGAAAATATAATACAACAAATCAATGGGTAGACAAATTAACGGAGAAGCTGATTATAGAAATTATCTAATTGAAATGGAACAACAACAAGAAGATACATTCCAACTAGATTCAATAGTAACATCAGTTATAAACCAATTCCTTGCTCGCTCTAAAAAAGGTAAAGAAAAATATGGTGTTGATTTAGATCGTACTGATTTAACATTATTAGAGTGGATTGAGCATGCTAAACAAGAACATATGGATGCTATCTTATATTTGGAAAAAATTAAACAAATAGTTAGTGACCAAGAAAAAAATATCTGATGTTGAGCTGAAAATTAAAAATTATCAGCCCCCAGAAATCAATCATACTTTCCAGCGTAGTGTTTCTTACTCTCAATACTCGATGTGGGCTAAATGCCCACATCAGTGGTATTTGACCTACGTAGAAAATAAACAACCGTATCAAGCTAGTATTCATACTGTATTTGGTACTGCGTTTCATGAAACACTTCAAACATACATTACTACAATGTATGAACAAAGCGGGGCTGCTGCTGATAAGCTAGACTTAAATACAATGTTGCAGTCTAATTTGTCAAATCTGTATGCTAATGAATATAAAAAGATAGGAGCACATTTTAGTTCATCTGAGGAATTAGGTGAATTTTTTAATGATGGTATTGCTATATTAGATTGGATAAGAAAAAACCGTAATAAATTATTTACTATACGTAAAGTGCGTTTACTTGGAATAGAATTACCACTATTACTAAAAGTACAAAATAATTTATTTTATAAAGCATTTGTTGATTTTGCTTTATATGATGAGGAATTAGATAAAATATACATATATGACATTAAAACATCAACCAGAGGCTGGTCCGATTATGACAAAAAAGATGATGCTAAAATTGCTCAAGTACTCTTATACAAGCAGTTTTTTGCGCAACAATTTAATGTGGACGTGGAAAAA